GTCGCGACCACACCGCATTTTTTGACACTTTTTTAATAGATTCCTTATGGGGTTGTTGTGTATCCATTTTTTCCTTACGCAATAGTGATGCGATGAACATCGTGTTGCACGCACCACTCGTCCGCATAAAGCGTGAAGGGTCGAGACCCAATCGTCTCAACAACTTTCGACAACGGAGAGAGACTGCGGCCTTGCTTATCTTGTGACGAGTAGCCAGGACGGTCATCATCGGTGGCTTACCCTCTCCCACCACAATGCGAATGATGTCAGCGTGCAGTCGCATCTCCACATCAGTCGAAGCATCTAACGCTTCAAGCAAGAAGTGTAGAGTCGCACGCAACCTAATGCTTGCCAACTCAAGGTGCTTGAGTCGTGAGTCAGCACTAGCAACATCAATCGCTTCACGCTCCATCACTTCATCAATTGCAGAAGGTGCGTGACCACCAATGAACGAGCCAGCACGACCATCCTCTTGATTGTATGACTTCACTTCATTCTGCTGAAAATCAAAGTGACCATCGTTGACACGCTCCCGGATTAAGTCTGTCGACATCGGGTCATCAGCACGGAACGCACCCGACTCAATCAGCGAACGCTTTTCTTCTGGTCGCAATGCTCGCCACCATCGTTTGTATTCTCTCGAAAGGTCAGATGCCGAATCAGTCACACCAACAACTTACCATCACTTGTTCACATCATCAACACTTGTGACGCTCCAGAGATTCTTGGACGCATCGAACCTGGTCATCTTCCATCTCCAGAGACGCAACCTAACTGCGGAAGGTGTGGTCTTGAGATTAACTGCTAGAAGTTTTATTCGGTCATCGTATTCCTTTGGAGTCATCTCCGCTTTCCAATTCTCTATCCACTTGCTGATTGTCTTTCTTTCCCAAGCCCTGCATCTGGATGCAATCATCGTTCCCAAATGTCTATCCGCTTCGGCACGCTCTGGTTCTTCTCTCCAGCGTTTCTTCCAGCGAGCGAGTGTTTTAATTCTCTTGAGACGATTCCTATTCATTTGATTGATTCCCTAAATGGATAGATACAGGAACGCCCCAAGCGTTCTGACTGTATCGTGCTGACAGTAACCTTGTATCCCAAGAACACGACACCACCCAAACGGTGGAGTGTTCTATCCCCCGTAGGGGGATTATGGATTGAAATACCCCTCACGCTAAATTTTGGATGACTTGGAATTCAACCAACCTTGCGTTCTGGGATGGGAAGTATGATGCAATCATATTGTCAGCAGATTGAAAGGAAGGATAGACTGTGGCATCCCATTTGTTGCGTTGGTGGTCAAACCAGGCGATTGCAAATGTTATTGGGTATCGAGATGACGGACGATGCTTGCGGAGTCGTGTTGAGCCGTCTGGGAGAATGATGCGGTAGGTGGTTTTCATAAGTGTGCAATTATATTTTGGTGACTGCCCATTCGTGGTGAATGTAGTTGGAACAAAGTTTGCCATTCCATTCCTTCATCTTCTTGGCAATCTTGCGGTTCGCTTTGTCCATATCCTTGTTGAGATAAGCAATCAAACCGTGTGACACATATCCGTTCACCAAGTCGATTTCATACATTCCATAGAATTTGTCGAAATACATTGCCCACGCTCTTGATTGACCTGTGCGACCATCTGCTCTGATTCCAGCAAAAGCAATGTCATCGGCACGATTCACAGGTTGGGTGATTGCGTAGGCAACGGAGTCATTGAAATAAACGATGTCGATGACTTCAATGGACAAATCGAATTTGCGTCCAGAATCATCAATCAATGATTTCTTGAACGGATGGTTTTCCGCAAATACTTTGTTCAGTCGTGCAATCAATTCGGGTTTGGTTTGTGTGGTCATAGGTGTGTTAGGTGTGTTACTCATACAAGCATCTTGCAACACAATCGGTCATCGTGCAAGCAAATTGAACATTTATTTTCCGACTTAATCAAAACCATCAAATGAAAGTATCTAGACGCTAAAACCATCAAATCGCCTCTACGACCCCTTTTTGAGCGATTGAGATGGGGTCTGGAGACCGACTTCGGATGGGTCTGCATATTCCCAACGGATGCACCCTTTTTGGCGAGCGTGGCGAATCAGAATCTCCCCGGCGAAGTCTCCATTCAAATCCTTCATTCCAGACCGACCCCTACGCTTGGTGAATCCAAACTTGAACACAGGTTCCTCTCCTGCCTGGCGAACAAGCACACCCACCTCACGAAAGTAGTTTGTGAATTCTGATGCTCCTGCACCCGAATATGCCATATCTGCAATCGTCTGACCTTCCTTGTCTTTGGCGGTGCGTGGTTTGGTGGTATGGTGCATCGCAATCAAGACGCATCCTGTCTCCGACAACACTCCATCCAAATCGACACGGCAAAACTTTGACGCTTCTTGCTGATTTGCGACATCGATTCCAGAAAATGCCAAGAGAGGGTCAACCATCACCAAATCACAACGATGGGTGGCGATGAGATTGCGGAGCGTTGAAATAAATTCATCACCGAACGAAACGGTGTCACGAAAAATTGCCAGGTTTTCTTCTAGCAAGCGTTGCTCTGGTGGATGAAGCATCAGACCATTGAACACATCGGAGAACGCTTCGGCCGTGTCTCCAAAATCGTTCTCCTTTTGCAAGATTGCGATTCGAAGTGGGTGCTTGGGTTTGATGCCAAAGAAATCTTTCCCGACACTCCAGCGAATGGCCGCTTGCATACACAAGGAAGATTTACCGACACCCGATTGCGACACCCAGAGTGCTGACCCACCTTTACAGAGCCAACGATTTCCAAGCACGGTGTTCGGGTCGTTCTGCCTATCGAATGACATCAAATCTTCTTTCTTGAATTCCACCAATGCGGTTTTCTTTTCCTCTCTGCCTTGAACCGCTTTGATGCTTCCGTCATAGTAAGCGAGAATGCGTTCTGGGTCTGAAGCCGGGTCTAGAGCCAAGTCTGCCGTCTTGCGTGCGATGCTAGAAATGGTTCGGAGTATCGAGTAACGCTTGATTGATTGACCCCAAGAAGAATTGTAAGCGGAGAAACCCGTGTCCGTGGTAAGCGTGGAGACATAGAAAGTATCCACATTGGATTTGTTCTCACGGAGACGGACGGTGACGGTCAATTCATCAGCAGAGATTCCTTCATCAGCAAGTTGGAGAATCGTGGACGCAATCTCTTGGTGCGTGGGTTCAATGAAATCGCTTGGGATTAAATCTTTGGGAAGTGGTAGCGAATCTCGCAAGCACACTCCCAGCAGGAATCGTTCCGCTTCGGGCGATGCGGTGTTGGTTTGGTTGGGCATTGGGTTGTTGTTGAATTAGAATAATTTTCTTTGCAAGTAAATTGATTGAGTGTGGTTGCCCCATTGGTCTGCCATTGCATTTGCAATTCCAGGAAATGTTCTGCTCCGAATGGTTCTTCTTTCCTCTGGGGTTTTAGCGTCTCTCGATTCTTTATACCACAAAGACTGTCTTTTCTTTTTTCCTGTTTTCTTGCATACCCATTCAAAAAATTCACCTTTGCCGACAATCTTGGTCGGAACAAGTTTGGGAACATTCTTGAGCCATAGGCAAGTTGACTTCATTGCTTCGTGACCAAACTGCCACGGATGAATGATTTGGTCTGGCTTGCGTATCTTGGATGAAATCACGGAGATGGGATTCTCAATCACGATTCTCTCAATCGGTGCGTCCATCAGTTGACGGACAAAATCCAAACCTTCATTCTGGTTTTTCAATCTCTCTTGGTTGACCGTTCCGTCTTTGTTATACATCCACCCAGCACCAGAGACTGCGAGATAAGTGCAAGGTGGGTGGGCAATCATTAAATCCCAGCCATCATTGATGATGTCGAAAACATTTCCTTTGTAGTGTGGACCGGGAGTCTCGGTATCCTTCAAGTCGCAAGACATTGCATCGTGACCTTGTCTGATGAAAGCATCACGCACAGAGCCAGAACACTCGCAAGCGATTAAGACTTTTAGTTTGGGCATTGGGTTGTTGGTTTGGTTAAGTTTTCTTTTTTAATCCGTAGTGTGGAAGTGGTGTGATGATGTGTCTTTGGCTAATTGCAACCCGAAACATTTTCTTCTCAATCGTGCCAATTTTAATCCCCTTGTTCAAATAATCTAGCGTCCTGTCACGCTTGAACCCCCAAGTGTCTGACCATTGCTTGACGGTTTTGAATCCTTCTGGTGGGGTTTGTGCGGTTTTGTTAATCTCCGACATTATAGCCAGCAAGACTTTGTCTGGTTGTTTAGGTTTCATTTTTTGTGTTCCCAAGTTTTCAATTCCGTTTGCCATAGCCAGCGTTTTCCTATGCGGTGAATTATCCAGGCCTTCCAATCGTTGCCCATATACCAGCCAGCAATGAATCCGTTGTTCCAGCGTGCCGTTCCGAGATAATTGGCAGAGTATTCCAAATCGTCAATGCGAGCCAGGCAGGGTGACATATAGGCCGCACCGCCACCGAATTGGTCAAGGTTCACTTGATGTCCCGTGTGACCGTGTCCACAGAAGAACGCACCACCAGAGACACCGCCAGCCGTGTAGTGTTTTCCCATCTTGAGAAGATTGCTTCCGATTCCGTGGTGGAACGACAGAGGGCCTATGCGTAGAAGGCCTAACTTGCCGTGATATGGGAGAATCGTTCTGCATCCTGCTTTGCGAGCAACTGAATTTATTTCATCGTCTTTGTCTTGGCAGTAATCACGCACGGGACCTGAAGGATGATTGCGTGCCATAGATTGCAAACGGAATTCGTGGTTGCCTTTCAAAAGATGACTCGGCCTAAACTTTGAAACGAAATCGTGTCCCATTTCTAAATCCATCTTGAGCGACTCTGCACCTTCTCTGTCACCCATTGCACCCTTGCGGAGACTGCGAAGGTCATAGTGGTCTCCCCCGGCTATCCGAAGGTCTGGCTTGAAGTCTTTGCAATAGGCATACAAGGCAGACAGACTTTCTTCACAAGCCATATCACCGTGCGAGTCGGATGCGAAAAGGAATTTGATGGGTTTGGTTTTGCTCATAAAGTTATCGGTTGCATTTGATTGGGTCGTTCACGACAGGTGACATTAAGTTGTATCCACCTTTCCCTGATGGTCTGGTCATCGTGGATTTCCATTTGAACGGCAGACCCATCGCTTTCAATTCTGTTTGTTTCATATCCATCATCAAAGCGGTGTCACGCAAACCAATGCCCATTCTGATTGCTTCGAGAAGTTGATTCATTTGGTTGTGCGGAATGCTTTGTTCTAGGTTCTCTGGGTCGTGATGTGAACACGATGCAAGAAACTTTGCTCGCTCCCATTCAACACCCAAAATTGACGCACGCTGAAAAAGATTCAGACGCTTGCGATTTTCAAGTGAACAGACCATTGTGTTCAAATGTTAAGTTGGCGAGCGATGTGTTTTCCTTCGTCTCGAATCACTTGTGCGGAGTCAGGAGAGAACACGAACGAATAGGAAATTGGAATGTCCCTGACGATTTGTCCAATGGTCAATCCTTCAACTTCATTAGCCGGGAGAACACCAACTGACTCAATGTGAATGGTTACAATCTGCCAACCATCCATTGTCAATTCCAAGAACGGTGCGTAGAATTCATTTGGGTATCTCCAATCGGAACACACGACCACGCAATCAATGTTCTCGTCTGCACAATAACTCGCACGCATATCGCAATGACGAATGACGGAACGGGCAAAAACATCTTGGTCAATCGAGCGTGCAAACTCTCCAGCAGTCACCAAGAATCCACGATGACGAATTTTGAATTCTTCGTTGTAGAATGAATTCTCGGAGTCTGCTTCACCAATGTCCAATGATGCCATCCAGGAATCACAAGATTGCTTGAGTGCGTCAGCAAAGTTGAAGTGTGAGACTTCTGATTTTGCACCAGCGACAATTCCTTCGGCAAGTGTAGTTTTTCCAGAACGAGCAAATCCTGTGATGAGGATAAGCGTCTTGCGTAGAGATACAGGTGTGTCCATTAGAATGGAGCGTCAAACTCTGGTGCAGAAGGTTTTGAAGGTTCTTGGGAATCTTGTTGAGATGGTTCGCTTGATTTATAAGTCGATTGTTGACCATCCAGGCGTGTTATCTTTTTGAATTTATATTTGAATTGTGGCTTGCCTTGATACTCACCGCTTGGGGTGACTTCCAATTCAACTTCCGCACGCTGACCCCACGCTGGGGAGACATACTTGATTAACTGCTCAACGGACATTTGTGGAGAAGGGTCTTTGGCAAATGTGCCAGAGAATTTACCAACAAAGATTGCAAGCGACTTTCCCCATTCGGTGTTGAGATAAACACTCCCGGTCTTGTTGTCACCTGTGGTGAAGTAAATGCGTGCTGATGCGAATCCTTTAGCGTTCTTTTTGTAGTGCTTCTCAATCTTATCCTCTTTCGGGGTGCTGACTTTTACGATGTATGTTCCAGAAGTTTCGATTGATTTGAATTCTGGGAATGATGATGGTGTGTTCATAGTTTTGTTGGTTGGTAAATTAAGCAAAGTTGATTGGGGTTGATGCGGATGGTTTTGCATTGATGTCGATGACTTGGACATCCTCTGGGTAAGAAGGCCAAGCCCCCAACTCGGTGCAAGACTTATAGAGTTTGATTGCTTTCTCAAAATCAAATGACGCTGATGTCATCACTTCCGCACCCAACTCATAAACCGCACCAGCAAAGGGTGGTTCTTTTTCAACTGCGATGAATCGAAAACCCTTCAAGCGTGAACCAAATGCTGACTCATACGCTGAACGATAAAAGTATTGTTGCAGAGCGTATTTATAATTCAAAACTGAACGAAGAAAACTTCTTGAATCGGCCGCTTCTGTCGTTTTTAGGTCATACAAATAATCGTCATCGCCTAGGGCATCGATGGCCACTTTTACTTTTACACCACCCAATTCAGTCGTGAACATAAATTCTGTCTTAAGGAATGTGACACCAAGACGAGAAACAATCTGGTTCATTGTCTTTGCAACATCTTCAGTCAGTTGCCATTCATCTTGTGACACCACAGTCTTTGTTCCTGCCGTAGCAAGGAATGATTCAAAAGCGGCCTTGCCGTCTTTCGTCCGTTTGTCGATGTCTGGTGACACGCAGAATTCTTGGTCAACAATTTGTGGCTGAAGAACCTTTGCGTGCGTAAGCGAACCAACCTTCAACGCTTTGGTTTCCTCTCTAGGTTGGGTTAAATAATTTTGATAATGAGCCGGGGAAACGAGCAATTTTTTCGCACCTGAAAAGTTTAGGTGGTCTTTGATTGAATCGTATTCTTGGCGTGTCTTGATTATGTTGGGCATAGGTTTGTTTTGGTGTGTGTTTTGGTTATGTCAAATTATAAATCATCATCTGTTTCGTTTGCATCTTCAACTTCTCTAGAAATGTAATTCATTGCTTCCATTGCTTCTTCCAATGCTTCATCGGCACGCTCGATTGTTCCTTGCAAACAACGAAGCGAACACTTGATTGATTTAAGTCTGTCGTAAAGTGGTTTCAGTTCCCAAAGTTCTTCCACCGCATCTGGATTGATATGCAGTTGCTCTGCCTTTGCACGATTAACATCGGAGAGCAAGTGGCGAGAATCTTCACCGATGATTTCCGTGTCGGCAAAATACTCCAAGTCGATTAAGTGTTCACGGATTTCTTGCAAGCGTCTGCGGATTTGTTCTCGGTTGGTCATTGGTGTGTTGGTAAATTAGGGTCTGCACTCGATGATGTCTAGCCCAGAATCGGTGCGTCCACGCATAAAGTATCGGACAACGCTTCGTTCTAGGGTCGGCAAAATTTTCTTGCTCCAGGTGTCAAATGCTTGCTGAAACGCACGATTGTTCTTCTCGGCAATTTCACAATGAGGGTCACCGTCTAGCATTATGAAAAGAGCGTATGGTTCTGGAGTCGCTGACGCAAGTCTTGTGATGCACACAGGGTGCTTTGCTGGTTGTTCTTTGGTGGGTTTCATTTTGCGTTGATGTTGAATTTGTAGAAGTCACCATCGTGCTTTGCCCAATACTCGATGTGGTTTCCTGCAACCCGATTGTCCTTCCGTTTCCACTTCCACAATTCTTCTCGGAAACCATTCAGCGTCCAGACAACAAATTCTGGGTTCTCGACACGACCATCAATGACCAAAAACATTGCGTGTGATTTCCGTGGCATCTTGTATGCCATAGCACGCATTGCTTCGGGTGCTGATGCCCAGCGTTCTGATTGTTCGCTCATTTAGTTTTAAGTTTTGCAATCTCCGCTTTGAGTTTGAAATTCTCGGACATAATTTCAACCCATCGTTCAGTCACGACTTGCATAAACTTGGACGAGCGTTTTTTGGAAAGTTTGTGTCCTTTTTTCATATTCCTCTTGTTTTTGGATAGGGGTGAATTTTGTTCATTGATTCAAATAGTTTCTTCAGTTTCTTGGTCTCGCTTTTTGAAGCACCAAGAACCATTGCGTATTTGTGTTTCGATGGTGTCTTGATTTGCTTGGATTGTTTCTGTTTCAACTTGGAAAATTCTTTAAGTTTCAATCTCATATCTTCTGGAATGTTCTCCCAGGCAATCTTTCCATTTACCATCCAGGTTTTTTGCCAATCGATGTTCAACTCTTTGGCATACTTTCTGAAAGCGGTTTTCTGACGGAAGAATCTGTCGCTGACAATCTTGCCATTGTAAGGGTTGTAGAATCTAGTCTCTGCA